TTGGGATCATTTGCTTTGAGCATTGAAACAGGAACGCCAGAGATTGCAGCGATGACCTCGACCTTGCGGTTCTCTCCCGTCGCGAATTGGAGATCGGCGATACTGAATTGCATACTTTTCGCGTCGATGCCTCCCTCGAAGATGTAGGGGCGACTCCTGTTGTTCTTTCCTCCGAGTCGCTTTTCGATTTGTTGATACAAGCGTTGGTACTGCGTGTCGGTCAAATGCTCTTTGACCATGACAGCCCAATCGGGACGGGCTTGGTTGTCGAGGACGTTCTGCTCATATTCGTCCATTGATTCTAAGAGGTTGATTGCGTCATGTGCTGCTTCGACCCAACCACGACCGTAGAGCATATCGTTCGGATTTGGTTGTCGTTCGTGCAAGACTTCATCCTTGCGGAATGTGGTGACGTTTGGGAGTTGCCCGTATTCGTAACTTGAAACCATGTCGAACTCGCCATCGGGGATGATCTTGACCAAGTGCGACGGCATCGACCAAAGTTCAATCGGAACGCTGATCGTCTCGCTCATGATGGGGTGAAGATACGAGTTGCCTGTGAGTTGCAGGTTCAACATCCGAAGCATGGTGAGCGTGTACCCGTCCATCTCTGGCGATGGGTTGTCGAGCAATTCGAGGACAGGGTGATCCATGACTTCGACGATCTCGCCCTCCATCATCTTGCGTTGCACGAAGATCGATGGTTTGTTCTCCATCTTGCCTTGGAGATATGCGCTCTTGGTTGCTCCGATCTCTCTCGTAGGTGCGAGTGACTTTGCTCCGTTCCGTGATCGTCTGCTATACAACCGCAAGGTCTGTGCGGATACGGTTCTGGCGTTGCACATCGCAGCAGCGTAGACCCACCCGTTGAAGTGCTGCATCAGCGTCGCATAGTTCTTCGATCGTTGTGTGTTGTACCCGACCTTCTCCCAAATGGGTAACGATGCGTTCATGTAACCGCTTCGGTCGGTGGCTTTTGTTTGTTTGTCGCTCTTGTCGCCCTTGAGGAAGTCAAGCATGTTCACATCTCCGTCCACAATCGTTCGTCCCACATCGGGTCTGGTGGTTGTAGGTTCGCCATATCATCAGAACCATCAACAACGCGGATCGCGGGCGCGCTTCTAATGCCAAAAAATTCTGCACACAAATATCTTAACGAGTCTAAGCAATCATCGAACTGTTTTCGTGGGATCTCCTTGAGAGACCCATCTTGTGCGACCGACCATTCGTAGGTTGAGAACTCGCGAATCAGGTTTGAACAGTTGCGATGAACCGAGAGCATCGGATTCCCTGCGGGGTCATTCTTGAGAAGTGAGGCGACGGTTTGGATTCCTGCCCATACGCTGTTGTTCGCAGGAATGACATCAAGCCCGACATTACGCATCGCAGCCCTCAAGTTCGCAGCCGATGGATCAACAACAAAGCAATCGATATTCGGGTACTGTTCCTTCCATGACTGACACAATTCAACGACCTCGGCTTCGAGTTTGTGGCGTTCGCACCATTCGTCGATTACGAATAGGCGTGCGTCCTTCACGCCCGCGAGAATTGCGGTCGCAGGATGGTTATATCCCGCGTCCATGCCCACGATCAGACGATCGAACTCGGTTGGCACTTCATCGACCACATACTTCGACTCGTCCCATCGGTCATAGACAAGCCCTTCAGAGCCACACCAGATTCCTTCGACGTACCGCTTGCGTGCAACGCCCGTCATGGTTTCGAGGTCTGCGAGGTAATCTTCGGGCAAGAACCAGTTGTCTCGGCTCGTCGTGACGATCGCTTCGCAATTCGGCGCGCATTGATGACCACCCGCAAGTCCGAACTGAATTGCGAGGAAGTGTTGTGGAGTTGATGGGTTGCAAGCACCGTATATCTGGTTTGGAAGATCGGGCAACGATAGCCGAATCCGACCACGCAGCATTGTCCAATCGCTCTCTCTCAGTTCTGTTGCCTCGTCGATTCCGACACCACTGAGGTTCATCGACGCTATGCGTGCTGCATCTTCAAGCCCGAACAGCATGATCGACCCGCCTCCATGAATGATGATCTCGCCATCGACTTTGCGGTACTCATACGATCCCTTCGGCAAGATGGGAGGCAGAAGTCCATCGGGTTCGAGGAGTGTTTTGAGTGTGGATCGCTTCAAGGAAACGACGGTCTTGCGACACAGCCCCTCTCTTGCACCCTTGACCGACGCACGCATGGCACACTTTAAAGCCAGCGATCTCGTCTTACCGCTTCCAAACGCGCCCGAATAAAGCACCTGCCTTTTTGTTGATGTGATGAATCTGAGTTGCTGTGGTAGCAGTTCGAGTCGGTGCGTGTTGTCAGGTCGCTCGTCCATTGCGTGTTGATTGTACTGCCTCATCGATGATGAAGGTCAGCGATCCTGCATCGACTTCGTGCGATTGAGCAACCTTGCCATCAATGCGATTGATGATCTCTTGCCAGAATCGGAAGTCGCCCTTCAATGCTCGATCAAGAGCAGCACGAACAAGAGCGTTGCACAAGTCCTCGCCTGTGAGTTCATCGTCCACCATGCGATGCAGTTCTGCTTGCAGCGATCTGCCTTTTGGTCGTCCACCTGCGTTGCGATGATCTGGATGTTTTGCGAACGACATCGAGTTCCCTGCCTTGAATCGTCCATCGGATTCGCGGTCGTCTGCCATCACTTACCACTCCCAAGATGGAGTTCGTCAAAGAACTCGACATCTATTCCAACCGACGCGCCATCGATCAGATCGGCTGTTGCGATCATGTGTGGATCGCCTTCTTCGTCCATTGATTGCCAAGAGAGGTTGTATGAGACGATCGGAAGTTCTAAAGCGAGAAGCCACTTGACGAACTTGCCATGAATCGAAAGCAGCGTGACATCGTAGCCACGGTCGATCTGATCTTGTGTAATGTCTGCGGTTACGCGAAGGTGCATAGATGACTCCATCCGTGGGGAGTGAGTTCGGAAGTGATGACGATGACCCTTGACCAAAGAAGTAGGAAACTCATGTCGATAATACCTCCACCGTATCTACGGAGAAGATGACAAAAAGATCGGGTTGTGATCCATCTGTCAGATCGAACAAGAACTCGCAACGATAGGTCGAGTCACCCGTATCGAATACCGATTCGGGAATCTGGTATCTGAAGTTGTAGCCAGTTGTATCCTTCGTCCACCGAGCGTCAGGGACGGCAACTGAACCTTGCAAGGTATCGAATATGATATTCGTGAAACTTTCGATGACAGTCGTTGTGGTCGCTGTTGTTCCGTAATTGAGAAAAGTTTTGAGTGTGATTGATGTGACATCGGCGGTCACTATCGGAGCAGCATCATCGCCCATGATTCGAGCCATGCAGGTGATCGCGGTGTCCTCGTAGATTGTTGCTCGTGTTGGTGTTGAACTCATGGGTTTGCCTCTGCTTCTACATCACCGCTTGAATGGCTTTGTGATGCCGTGTCTCCGCTTGCGAATCCTTGACCCGCAACATCTCCGCTTGCCAAGGTTTGTGATGCCTTCGATCCTGCGTCGAATGTTTCCGCTGCAACATCTCCACTAGTGTACACCTGCTTCGCAACCGCAGAGAATGTGATGGGATCGACAAATGTCGTTGTCCCGAATACGGCAAGCGTGTAATCCTCGAACTCGACCGAAACCGCGCCAACATTACTTCGCACATCGTAGTCGATTTGATATGCTATGTCTTTTTTTGCATCAAGGAGCGTGATATATGACAACGGCAATTCATCAGTCGCGTCGTTCGAGTTCAAAAAGTTTTCGGTATCTGGCTGCGTGTTGGGAATCGTTGTTCCGTCAATTTGGATTCTTTGACCTGCCTTTCGGTTCGTTCCTCCTGCATCAAAGATCGAAGATGCCACGATGATGACATCCCCTGCACTGGTCGGAGTGTAGTTGGTGGTTGTAAGTTCAAAGAAGTTCGTATCTGTTGGATGGTGTCCGCTTGCCGTGTAAGACTGATACGAGTCGGCAAGCGAACTCAGTTTGATTCCGAACAGGTTTGTTCTCCTGCAAAAGTGCGCGCCAGCCCCACTCTCTCTTTCATCTTGTATCTTCCACTCGACCGATGAATTGTCTCCCGACATTACATACGAACGACCCCACCACCATCCGAGTTCTTCGCCTGTGTCTTCGCCCTCGAATGTGATCTCTGGTTCGGTCGTGTCTGCATCATCACACATCAACCTGCTCGTCAAACTGGTTGCGGTGTTGTTGATCCAGTACATCGTCCACGCAAACACAAGCCATCTGTCCTTACTGGTCACGCCCGTAATGGTGTGCGACACACGATCAACAGGATAGTTTTGAACCGAACCACCATATTCGGTAGCAAAGAAGTAGTCGTCACTGTCCATGTCTGACATCTCCAGAAGGAGCATCGACACGAAGTTCGTTCGTGCGGGTCGATAGTCTGGACTCGCATATCCCTTTTGTTGAAAAGCCAATGTGCGATTGTCACCTGCTGTAAAACGTCCCACATAATAGTACGACTGAGGTTGCCCCGATTGTGCCATCTCTCTGATCGTTGTCGAATCTGCGAGGACTTCTTCGTTTGTATTGTCATACAACCGCCACTCGAACAAATCGCTTGAGTTCG